TATACTGAGTGAAGCACCAATCAATGAGGACTTCTAATGGCATCTATGAAATCATTGGCAATGGAGATTGAGGAGTATCAGGACATGTTTAACGGCACAACACATGAGGACATGGTGAACCACCCACCGCATTACAACCAAGGCGGGATTGAAACCATTGAGGCAATCAAGGCTGCACTGGGTGACGGCTTCCCTGCCTACCTAACAGGCAACATCCTGAAATACTTGTGGCGCTACAAGCATAAGAACGGGGTAGAAGATATTAAGAAGGCGCAGTTTTATCTGAACCGACTGGTAAAAGAGTTGGACACAGAGGTGCGCGTTAGTGGTGTGCCCTACGCTGTGGACAAAGGGTCAATACTTGGGAGGGGTGTGTGATTGTCTATCTAGATTGTGAGACAAATGTTCCACCTACAAAAGTGTGGTGTGTTTACACCTATGACACAGAAAGTGAGGAGTATAAATGTCATACGGAGCCAAGCACTCTAAGTCCGTTACTCGACCGCGCCGACAAGATAGTGGCGCACAACTTGATTGGTTTCGACGCGCCAATCCTAAATCGCTTGTGGAAGACGAAGATTGGATTGATGAAAGCGATAGATACGTTGATTCTCTCAAGGCTGCTCAATCCATCAATAGAAGGCGGTCACAGTCTAGACGCATGGGGAAAAAGGCTGGGCAAGAAGAAGATTGATTATTCGCGTCTCTACTGGCGGCTACAAGGTTGCAGGGATGTTCCCAAGGACAACCTAGCCCACTTCAACGACCCACACACAGAAGCAATGCAACGCTACTGCAAGCGTGACGTCGAGGTGCTGGTCAAGTTGCACAAGCACCTAAATGATGACTTGAAAGATTTATCATTCAGTGACCAATCTGTGGAGTTGGAACACAGGGTGGCAGCAATCGTACAGAAGCAGGTGGACAATGGCTTTACGTTTAATACAGAGAAGGCTCAGGCGCTATTGGCTGAACTATCAGGCAGAGTGGCTGATATTGAAGGAGAACTTCAAGAGGTTTTCCCTCCGATTGTTACGGAGCGTTATAGTGAGAAAACAGGTAAGCGTCTCAAAGATAAGGTGGAGGTTTTCAATCTTGCTTCTCGTAAACAGATTGCTGAACGCCTTGCTACAATTGGTGTGGAGTTTAATGAAAGCACAGATAAGGGCAATGTCGTGGTTAACGAGAAAGTCCTCGAAGGGATTGACAAGCCCGAAGCAAAGCTGCTCAACGAATACCTGCTCATCCAAAAGCGCATTGGACTGCTCAAAGGGTGGTTTGAAGAAGTGCAAGAGGATGGAAAGATACACGGACGCGTTAACACCAACGGAGCCGTTACAGGACGTATGACACACTTCAAGCCTAACATGGCGCAAGTGCCCAGTGTTAGCAGTCAGTACGGCGCAGAGTGCAGGGAATGCTTCAGTGCAAAGGAAGACTGGGTGCTGGTTGGTGCAGACGCATCAGGGCTTGAGTTGCGTATGTTGGCACACTACATGAACGATGAGGAGTACACCAATGAAATACTCAATGGGGACATACACACGAAGAACCAAGAAGCGGCAGGACTCCCTGACAGACCTAAAGCGAAAACATTCATCTATGCTTTCTTGTATGGCGCGGGGGACGCAAAAATTGGGTCGATTATCGGTGGTAGTGCTCGTAAGGGACAAGCAATTAAGGAGCGTTTTCTATCCCAAACACCCGCCCTCGCTCGTCTACAGAGTGACGTTAAAGAGAAGGCAAGTAAAGGTTGGATACAGGGGCTGGATGGTAGAAAAGTTTGGGTGCGAAGTCAACATGCTGCCCTTAACACTCTACTCCAAAGTGCTGGTGCGCTAGTGATGAAGAAGGCGTTGTGCGTTTTGTGGCGTGACCTGAACAGGTTAAAAATTCCCTTTGGGATTTGCGCCAACGTGCATGATGAATGGCAGATTGAGACACCAGCACCCTATGCGAACATTGTTGGTCAACAAGCAGTGGTGGCTATCAGAACTGCTGGTGTGTTGTTTAAGCTACGTTGTCCATTGGATGGCGAATACAAAATTGGTAAAACATGGAAGGACACCCACTAATGGACATTGACGACTTGGCAGAGAAGTTTCTTGAATGTGACGACTTGGTTGTGATAGGATGTAAGAATAATAGGTTAATTCTATGGCACTCACCTCACTCAGAGGGTACTTTAGTATTAGACATGCTAATCAATGCCTACAGTAAATTGTACGACACAACCGATTCATCCCCCTTGCACTAATTGAAAACTTAGTGTATAATAATGGTTCTTTAACTCCTTAGAAAAGGAAACAACATGGAAAAAGCGAAATACATCAAAGTTCAAGGGCAACTCTTTTTTGCTCATCAGATGACAAAGAAAAACACTGCGTTCTCTGAAGATGGCAAGTATGAATTGCAACTGGGAAACCTTGATGACGTAACCGTTCAACGTCTAGAAAGCGAACTGAACATCACTCCTAAAGAAAAGGATGGTGACCAGTACAATCGCGGCAAGTTTATCGTGTGCAAAAGCATGTACCCGTTTCGTGCATCAGACATGGATGGTAATGAAATCGACCCTGCAACCATTGGTAACGGCAGCGTGGCTGTTATCAAGGCGCTGAGTTCACGAGAGTGGAAAGTAAATAAGCGCAGCGGTGTGTCACCAACGGCACACGCTAAGGCTAACGACTTCCACGTTGTCATTAAGCAGCTTGTGGAATACGTGCCTGAGCCGCAGGAAGAGGAAGAAATGTTGTAATGACCATAGCCCTAGTTGATGCTGACATACTCAGTTATCGAATAGGGTTTGCCTGTCAAGATGAGACAGAAGAGAAGGCAGCATACACGCTGTCTTCTTTATTGGAAGAAACACTTTATAGCGAACTGGACATCTCAACCTATGAATTGTTTTTGACGGGGAAACACAACTTCCGTAACGAGATTGCAACCACTGTCCCTTACAAGGGGAACAGGAAAGATGTAGCAAAGCCACTCCACTTAGATTTTCTACGTGGGTACATGGTTGATGCTTGGGGTGCTGTGGTGTCAGATGGTGAAGAGGCAGACGACCTCATTGCTATACGTGCCACAGAACTTGGGGATGATTCAATAATTGTCTCCATTGACAAAGACTTCAATCAGGTGGCTGGATGGCACTACAATTTTGTGAAGAAAGACAAGTATTATGTAACTGCCGAAGAGGGGACTCGCTTCTTCTACAGGCAGATACTGACTGGCGACAGAGCAGACAACATACAAGGTATACGCGGTGTTGGCGACAAGAAGGCAGAGAAGATGCTGGGCAGCGCCAAGACAGAGCAAGAGTTGTATGCCGTTTGTGTGGAGGCACTGGGCGCAGAGAGAGTTCTTGAAAACGGGAGGTTGTTATGGCTAAGGCGAGAGAGGAATCAACTTTGGTGCCCACCCAGTTTAGACTAGCAGGTATGGACTGGCGTGTGGTTTTTTCAGAAACACTATCAGATTTAGGACAATGCGACAATGATACAAACACCATCACAATCAGACAAGGAATGTCAAAACAACAAACCGAACAGGCTTTTTGCCATGAGTTGGTACATGCCATTTTTTACACAATGGGGAACACCGATGACCATGATGAAAAACTTGTGGAAGGGTTTGCCCAACTTCTATATCAGTACCTCCGAGGTGCCTGATGCCAAAGAGGAAGGTAGCAAAGAAGACAAGCCAAAGAGTAGCACGAACAAGAAACAACGGAAAGTGGACTGAAGCAAGGTTTAAGAGTTTTATTGTTGGAGTGCTACGCGCAGCGATGCGTAAGTGGGGAGTGTTCCATGATGCAAAGAGGGAAGCACAGCGTGGGTTTAGGGTGGACAAGTCAACAGGGAAGCGCAGGACAATGTACGAGTGTGCAGGGTGTGCGCGTCTTTTCAAATCTGACGAGGTTCACGTTGACCACATACAACCAGTGTTTGACCCAACTAAGCGCGTGGAAGCCCTCCTCACTGACTGGACAGAAGTAGTTAACCGAATGTTCTGCGAACTGGACAACCTACAAGTGTTGTGCCATACTTGTCACGGAATCAAAACCGAGAATGAAAGGAAGCAGCGGTATGGAAGAGAAGGAGATTGAAGCATATGATTTTTATATGTTGCAAGACGTATTAGAAACATTCTATAACATACATTCTTCTTCAATTGATTGTGACGAGCTTGACCATTTTGCTATTGAATACGGGCAAAAAGAGGCAAGGTTGTTTTTGGAAAAATACTGTTGGAAGAACGGAACTCCGAAGTGCATGAGAGAACCTTATGGCTGGGAAAAACAATCCTATGAAAGGCTGAAGAATGGAAAAGAAGACTGAAATAGTTGGAACAGCAGATGTTACCCTTATCAAAGAGAACGAGGATGGCAGTGCTGTTTATTCATTTAACTTGCCACCTGAAGCAATGGAGGCGCTTACACGTCTTGGAATCATGACGGCTATCCAAGCAGGTATTGGGGAGGCTAAGAAGATGCACCCTGACTATGAGGTGTCGTCTGAGCCAGTCATGGATGCCAACATCAAACGCTTGGCTATAGAGGCTGGGTTTATTGCGTGGGATGAAGAGGAATGGAAGCCTGCTGGTGTTGTGTTTGACTGGGCCGGGGCGGATGACGAGTCGCTGATTAAGTTCTACCACTTGGTACGTAA